CTAGCTTTACTAGACAGTACCAGGGCGAGTTTGAGGCTGCTACAAAACGTTATATAGATTCTCAAGAAGAATAATTGTTGACAATCAAAGACATACTCGTTATACTTTAGGTTAATATGGAGATCTATATTGTTTAAAAAAGCAGCAGTGTTTACTGACATACATTTTGGTATGAAAGGTAACTCTAAGATTCACAATCAAGACTGTGAAAACTTCGTTGATTGGTTTATTCAAACCGCCAAAGAAAACAACTGCGACACAGGATTGTTTTGTGGAGATTGGAATCATAACAGAAACAGTCTTAACTTAACAACAATGGACAGTGGTCTTAGAGCATTGGAAAAACTCGGGGCTGGATTTGAAAATTTTTATATATTTGCCGGTAACCACGACTTGTATTACAAAGATACAAGAGACGTTAAGTCAACTGAATTTGCAAAACACATCCCCGGTATTACAGTTGTTGATAATGTTACAGTGTTTGATGATGTAGCACTTGTTCCGTGGCTGGTTAATGAAGAATGGAAACAAGTAGAGAAGTTGCAAGCAAAGTACGTGTTTGGACACTTTGAACTTCCTTCGTTTTATATGAATGCTATGGTGCAGATGCCGGACCACGGCGAACTCAAAGCAGAACACTTCAAGAACCAAGAGTATGTGTTTAGTGGACACTTTCATAAACGACAAATACAAGGCAAGATACACTACATAGGTAATGCATTTCCTCACAACTATGCCGATGCATGGGATGATGCACGTGGAATGATGATACTGGATCGTGAAAACGATGCAGAACCTCGTTACATTGATTGGCCGGATTGTCCGAAGTATCGTACAATTAAACTATCACAGCTAATTGACGAGAAGGATACGCTTATCAAGCCCAACATGTATCTGCGTGTTACACTCGACCTGCCTATCAGCTACGAAGAAGCAAGTTTCGTAAAAGAAACATTCATGGAACAGTATAAATGCAGAGAGATAACTCTTATTCCACAAAAACAACTTGAAGAAATCACTACAGAACTCGATATTGCACAATTTGAAAGTGTAGATCAGATTGTAAGCAACGAGATCATGTCTATAGACAGTGAGAACTATAATAAAAATCTACTACTGAACATATATGGTGAACTACAATGATTCGCATCAAGGATTTGACTGTTAAGAACTTTATGAGTGTGGGTAATGTTACCCAAGCTGTCGACTTTAATCGTGAACAGCTTACGTTGGTACTTGGTGAAAACTTAGATCAAGGTGGAGACGATACTGGCTCACGTAACGGTACTGGAAAAACTACTATTGTTAACGCACTGTCGTATGCATTGTATGGACAAGCACTAACTAGTATTAAAAAGAACAATCTAATCAATAAAACCAATAACAAGGGTATGTTGGTTACCCTTAACTTTGAAAAAAACAGTATACTATATCGCATCGAGCGTGGAAGATCGCCTAACATCTTAAAGTTTTATGTAAACGACATTCAACAAATCGATGAATCTGCTGATGAAAGCCAAGGCGATAGCAGAGAAACTCAAAAAACTATCAATGACTTGCTAGGAATGAGCCACAATATGTTTAAACATGTTGTAGCACTTAATACATACACTGAACCATTCCTTAGTATGCGAACAAATGACCAAAGAGAAATCATTGAACAGCTTCTTGGCATTACTATCCTGTCTGAAAAAGCAAACTTGTTAAAAGATCAAGTTAAATTTACAAAAGATCTTATAACAGAGGAAACATTAAAGATTAATGCTGTACAATCCAGCAACGAAAAGATCGGTCAAAGTATTAACACTCTGATAAGTCGTCAACGTGCATGGGAAATAAAAAGAAAGCAGGATATTGAAAATCTATCGACTGCATTAGAAGAACTTGCAAAACTTGATATTGAAGTCGAGTTGGATTTGCATGATCAACTATTAAAGTGGAACGATCGTAATACTCGTGTTAATGCATTAAAGAAAGAACATGCAACTCTTGAAACTGCACTTACTAGAGCAGATACTAGTGTTCAGAAAGTACAAAAAGACATCAAAGAACTAGACGATGCTGTGTGTTATGCATGTGGTCAAGCACTGCATGACAATAAAAAACAGGAAATCCTTTCAAAAAAAGACAAAGAATTGTCTGACGCTGTGAAGTATTTGTCCGAAGTTGCAGACAAATTTGAAAAAGTCAACAAAGAATTAACAGAAATAGGCGATCTTAGTGCAAAGCCAAACACATTTTATGACACTGCAAAGGAAGCCTACGAGCATAGAAACAACGTAGACAACTTACATGCAGCAATTGTACGCAAAGAACAAGAAGAAGATCCATATCAAGCACAAATAGACGATTTAAAAAACACTGCACTGCAAGTAATTGACTGGTCAGGTGTTAATAAGTTAACAGAACTTAAAGAACATCAGGATTTCTTGCTTAAACTGTTAACTAATAAAGATTCCTTTATTAGAAAAAAGATTATCGATCAAAACTTAGCGTATCTAAACAACAGACTTACATATTACCTTGATAAACTAGGGTTACCACATCAAGTTGCGTTTTTAAATGACCTGAGTGTTGAAATTACACAGCTAGGTCAAGACTTAGACTTTGATAACTTGTCAAGAGGTGAGCGCAATCGTTTAATACTAGGTCTGAGCTTTGCTTTCCGCGATGTTTGGGAAAGTTTGTACCAAAGCATTAACTTGTTGTTTATTGACGAGCTTATTGACAGCGGAATGGATACAGCAGGAGTTGAAAATTCCTTAGGAGTTCTAAAAAAGATGGGAAGAGAACGTAGCAAAAACATTTTTCTTATCTCGCACAAAGACGAACTGGTTGGTAGAGTTAATAATGTGTTGAAAGTTATTAAAGAAAACGGCTTTACCAGTTACGCAAATGATATTGATGTAGTAGAATGACAATCGAAGACGATACACACGACAAACTTGTTAAAGCATACCTAGATTATTTTGCATTAAACGAAGATTTTCAGCAGCGTCCTGCTGAAACCAGGCGGCGCATAGTAAGAAAGAAGCTAAACGAGATAAAGTTATTGTGTTCAATACGTCGTGATGAAATAATGGAAGAACACCGTAGGCATGTAAAAGATGGCAGAGCAAGAAATAATCCAAAAGAGGCACGTAGAGTAAATCCAAAAAATAATTAATGTATGAATTGGACATATAAAGGTAAGGAAGTCACAGAAATACCAGAAGACATTGAAGGCTTTGTATATCTTATTACCAATCTACTTAATAACAAAAAATACGTAGGCAAAAAACTAGCACGTTTTAAAACCACCAAACCACCTCTTAAAGGCAAAAAGAACAAACGTAGAGGCTACAAAGAAAGCGATTGGCGAGACTATTGGGGATCGTCAGACAGGCTAAACGAAGATGTAGCAGCATTAGGCACTGATAAATTCACAAGAGAAATACTTTACTTTTGCAAAAGCAGAGCAGAAATGAGCTACATAGAGGCAAGAGAACAATTCGAACGTAGAGTTTTAGAAACAGATGAGTATTATAACGGTATTATCAACGTTCGGGTAGGCGGATCAGAGAAACTAAGACAATCATTATTAGAACATGGGACTGGACTGGGAAAAAAATAGACGTAATCGTGTTATGAAGCAACAAATTGCTGCTCAGGCATCCGAACGATCTGCAAAATCCGATTATTATGTATTCTTAGAAAAAGGACTTTGGCCAGTTAAAGGCATACACAAAGGCAAACCTATAAAATCACTAGACACTTCTTATTTAGAATTTATTGTTAAAAATTTTAATGGTGAAGTAAAACAAATAGCACTAAAAGAATTAAATTCTAGGCAAAATACAGCACGTAATAAAATCAAGGCTTTAAGGCAAAACAAATAGCACTTAAGGTTAGCGGGCCAGTTTTTAATACCGCTGTGGAAAAGGCATCCGAGAGGAGCACACGTAACATACCGATAGACCTATCTACAAACTTGGGGTCTCTGTTGGTATAGAATGATTGCTATCATTCAAAAAAACTGCACATTACACATAAAAACCGTTTGCACTAGGAACGAAGCAACGGATAAAAGTATAGTGTATATCCTTTAAAAGTATTTTTATTAAAATATTTTTATAGCGCATACACTATATTTTGATGTCGACGTAGGTTGGGAAAGGTCAGAGCCCATTGTGTAGCAGAAAACACCTACTTCCAAGTCTCGGCTGGTGATACTCACATAATGTTTGAGAAGGTGGAACCTGTTAACAGGTTCCGTCTGACCAGATTAATCTACATAATATTAATTGCATGTGTTACACACATGCTTAATTATTAAGATAAAGATAATATGTGTTGAGCGATAGCGATAACACAGTTGAACGTAGTTCAACTTAACATCTTTTCATAAATAATATTAACAATCAACAAAGTTTAAGGATAATCCTCATGAAAATCTATGATATCATCAATGAAGAAGCAGTTACCGAAAAACCTATGGGTATCTTGAAACGTGCTGGTCTTGGCATAGCAAGTAAACTAGGTAGTGCAGGTGCAAAAGCACAACTTGACGTAGGTAAAGATGCTAATTCAATGAAAAAAGATCTTGCTGCTTGGATGGCAGGAAGTGGTATTGCTAAAGGAACTTTATCTCCAGATGATTTTAAAAACTTTTTAGGTCAAAAAGGTCTTGCTGCTAATACTGTTGATACAGATCTAGGTCAAAGTAGACAAGCTAGTGGTAGAGATCCAGCTGAACCAATGAGCAATCCTGAAGTCGATGAACTGTTAAAGAAAGCAGTTCAAGCAGGATTCAAAAGTCAAGGAGCCAAAGGTCGTCAAAGTAAGTTTGCAGCGCCTGCACCTGCACCTGCTGG